ATTACAAAGGTCAGAACAGCATGAAACACTTGATGGAGAAACCGAGACACCAAGGCCAATTGCCGAATCGTTTAAAAATGATGGGAGTCAATGGGCAGTTGAACCCAATGTGGGTAGAGTGGCTGATGGGATACCCAATCGGGTGGACAGACTTAAAGCGTTAGGAAACGCAATAGTACCTCAAGTAATACATCAAATAGGCGTTGCAATCGCCAAGGAGCATAATAAATAATGGCATATCCAAAAGACATTCAAGCTAAGAATAAAAGAAAAAAAGAACTTGAGTTAGAAGAAAGAAATAACTCAGTAACTGAATACTATTATCAAAGTAGTAAAGACACTAAATACAGAAAAACAAGTTATGCAAGTGGCAGAGTCATAACTGTAGATCTTTTTAACAAACAATAAAAAAGGAGAAGATAAAATGAGTAATACTCAAGAGGTAAATAAAAATCCGTTTCTAACCCAGAAGACTGCATCAAATAATGGAAGAACCTGTAGAAAGGCAGAATCATTAGCTGACATGTTTGACGAAAACGGAAATCCTTTGAATAGAAAGGCAAGACGAATGCTTAAAAAAATAAAGAAAAGTCTGTAAATTAAAACAATAAAAAAGGGGCTTTCGCCCCTTATTAAAATAAACACACCCTATTAAAAAGGAGGCTTATCTCCAGGTGAAGATGGAGGAGCCATACTACTAGTAACATAACCATCTCTGGATATCTTAGTTTTCATACTAGTTCTTGGGTTACCATCCTTATCAGTCCAAGTATCTTCAATTTGATACATCTTTAACTGAAGATCTCTTCCTACCAAAGATACAAACTCAGTTGGATACTGTTTAAACCCAGTAGCCAAATTTAGCTGTGTAAATAAAGCATTAGATAACTTCTTCGTATCTGGATTAGGATGCCAAAGATTATACCATTCGCTATGATCTTTGTATTTTCCTCCATCAATTTGAAAAACTACTTTGCAAGTCCANTTGCCACTATTAGGAGATTGATATTTCTCAACCTCGATAATTTTAGCACCATGCGTTCCCTCTGGAGCTGGGTCAGTAGATCCAGTCCCTTCGGGCATATCAGTTATAAAGTCCACACCTTCAAAATCACTCATTATTAGTACCTCCCGTACTTTGTTGTTTTTGCTCTACAGCAAAACCTAGCTTATCAATTAAAGAAGCTAAGTTTGGTTCTTCAAAAGATTCTAGCTTTCCACTTCTGTCTTTGGCAGTATGCCCTTGACCTATTTCAGTTTGAAGCCATCTCTTTTTAATTATTTTGCCGTCTTCATCTTGGTCTTCTATAACACGAAGTGCTAACACCTCGTCAAAGAAGTAAGTGATAGATTGGCCTAATTTAGTGCCAACCATTTTAGGCTCGTATGACATGATATTGTCCACATTTTGTTTCTCCATTTTACAGACAAAAACAACGTGCATCTTTAGATCACGATACGCTCTCATAACATTAGTAACAGATTCTTGCACATTTCCATATGCAGCCCTCGGATCTTTGTTACGAGATTTTTCCCAACTTAATAATATTTCACTTATCTCTGAAATCGAGTCTAAGCAAACAGTATCATATTGAAGTTCACCTTTGACCAACAAATCGTGGATCTGCATTACCTCAGATGCCTCTTTAACCTCGATGGCATCTACATTCTTACAGTCTTTGATTGAAAGCAACCCTGCCTCGGCGCTTATAACCAAAATTTTTCCAAGTCCTGTCGAACAAAGAGTTGTTTTACCTGATCCAGCTGCGCCGTATACAAGTATCTTTGCACCCTGTTTATCTACTAGATCATCAGGGCTTACTATTCTATCTTTTATGCTCATATTTTGAGTCCTCCTCTATTGACTTATTATACATAAAAAAACTACAATGTGTAAAATTAATATTTTCGAGGGAGTAGATTGAGTAATAAGGAATTTGTTTGGTTAGCTAATTACTATTTTAGAATCAAAACATTATCATCCAGGGAACTCAAGAAGCTCGAGGGCATTAACATTCAACCACAATATAAGGATAGACAAGTGAAAAGATATACATTAAAACAATATATTGAATTTTTAGGTATGCCCGAGGCTGCTAAATTATTTGATATTTCTGAGGCGTCAATCAAAGCGTGGAGATACGGATATAGACAACCATCTATTGCACAAGCTAAAAAAATTATTAGAGCAACAGATGGTCGTTTAGATTATGAATCTATCTACGGCGAGATGAAAGATATAGTTGAAGCATAGTAAATGTTTCAACTTAACATTAACGAGAATGATTCGTCGTTAGATATAGCATTAGCTTATTTTAATGAAGGATTAAATGTAGTACCCCTACAAAGATCGAATAAAAAACCACCCTCTTTTCTCGGAGGGTGGGAGCAATATAAAACTGAAAGACCAGAAGAGTCTTTAGTTGAAAGTTGGTTTAAAGATAGGGATAACTTACAGGTAGCGTTAGTTTGTGGGAAATTTTTAGTAGTCGATGCAGACAGTCCAGAGAGTATGGGTTGGGTTGAAGACAACCTACCTGTAACGCCTTTTAAGGTGATAACTGGCAAGGGTATGCATTATTACTATAATAACCCACAAAACTACACTACGTTTGCTACAAGAAGAACAAACGACACTCCTGTTGAAAGACTTATAGACATAAGAGGTGTAGGTGGCTTAATAATAGCACCCTATAACAGACATGCGAATGGACAAGTTTACAGGCCACAAGTTTTAGTTGAATGGGATCTACATGATTTTACAGATCTTCCAGACTTTACTGAGCAAGAATGGGTAAAGATTACTGGAGTTCCAAAAAATGTAAGTAAGAATGCAACAGCACCATTTTCATTAGACGGCGTTAAAGAAGGAAGTAGAAATGATCAAGCCGCAAGATTTGCAGGATATTTAATATCTAAAAATGTAAACGTAGATTTTATAAGATTCTTTATGCAATCTTGGAATGTACAAAACAACCCACCATTACCACAAGCTGAAATAGATATGGTTGTCCATAGTGTTAAATCAACACACGACAGAAAAAATCAACAAGCACCATTATTCGTACAAGCACAACAATCTATAGAAAGACCAAAGGATTTATTTAATCCTCCAGGTTTATTAAAAGACATGTTTGAGTTTTGCGAAAGTATTGCTCAAGTTCCTCAACCTGAGTTGTCTTTGGTTGCAGCTTTATCTTTAGCAAGTGTTACTTGCGGAAGGATATATAGAACAAACATGAATAACTTTTCATCTCTGTTTTTTATGTGTATTGCTAAGTCGGGCCAAGGTAAAGAAAATATAAAAACTTTTGTAGAGCAAATATTAAATACTACAGAACATCAAAATTTAGTCGTAGGTGACGGCTACACATCAAGTGGTGCAGTTCATTCAGTTTTAAAAATGAGGCCAACTCAAATTACAGTTATGGATGAGTTTGGGAAAAGATTAGAGGCTATAAGCAACCAAGGCAACACTAACAAAGAAGACGGCATACAAACGTTAATGGAGGCTTGGGGTCGATGTCATGGAACTTTAAGACCAGATAACTACTCTCTAATGGGCGTCCAAGAACAATACAAAGAGCAAATGATGGCTAGGGTAACTCACAAACCAGCTATTACTTTGGTTGGCTTATCAGTCCCTAAAAACTTTTACAAAGCTTTGAATGGTGGTCGTATTGCAGACGGGTTTTTAAACAGATTTATGGTAATAGAATCAAAAGAACCAAGGCGTGTTTCTGACTTAAAGAAATTTACTAAAGCACCTATAACCATTACTAATTGGGTTAATTACATTAGAAGGTATAGAAACGAAACTGATGATGTAATGCGTGATAATGCAGAGATTGATTTAAATCCTATAGTTTTAGATTTTGATAAAGAATCAGAAGAATTATTGCAAGACTTTGCTAGGGAGATAGTTAAAAGACAAGACATACTTGAGAGAGATAACTTAGAGCCATTACTATCTAGATCTAGAGAAAAAGCAATGAGGCTTTCTCTTTTATGCACATTAGCATCTAACCCAGACGCCAAAAAGATTACAGCAGACATTACTCAATGGGCTATAAATTATGTAAAGTATTACGATCTTTTGTTTATTGAGGCCTGTAGAGATAAGGTTGCAAGTAGTGGCAATGAAACAAAAATTAAACAAGTCTTGTCTTTTATAAGGTCAAGAGAACAGGAGGGAATATCTAAAAGAGAAGTTGACAGGCATGAACTATTTAGAAGCATGAAGTCATACGAGGTAAAAGAAATAATAGAACGATTAATAAATGCTGGGGAAATCCAGGAAATTGAAATTAAAGTAGGAGGCAAGGGCAGACCAACTAAAAGGTTTATTGCTGTTGATCCTAACTTCTTTGAGGAATAATTATGAAGACGCCTAGTTTAGAAACACATCACGATCAGAAAAGAGAAGAGCGAGTTGCAGGATTTTTAGAAGGATTATGGGGCGTATCTTGTTTTAAGTTACCCACAACTTATTCATTAGATTACTGGATTGAGTCAAAAGATAAATGTTATTGGTGCGAAGTTAAATGTCGCACCTTTGAGTTTAACAAGTATGACACTTTAATATTATCTACAAATAAACTAAGAAGAGGCTCTACTTTTGCTCTTGGAACAGGTGTTCCATTTATTATAGTTTATGCAATGACTGATGGTATTTACATGCATGAGTGGAAGAAAGATTTTATTTATGACGTAAGAATGAATGTAAATGAAACTCCTACATATGATGAAGACAATGAGCCTTACATACATATTCCATTAGAGGATTGGGTTTGCCTATCGGATAAGCCTTTGGGTATGGATAGAAACGAAATAGGGTATTAAAAACTTTTCTTTATAGAACTTAAAATAATTTTACCATCAAACATTTCTACAATTTTTCTTATAAAAGGAACGTTGTAGAGATGGCTTGTTTGATAAAGACGTTGTCTATCAATCCATTTCTTTTCATCTTTGTTTAGAAATTTCTTCGTCTCTTTGTCGTAAACTTTCTGATTGCTCATTTTTTATTTTTCTCTCCTTCATTAGTAATTCTAAATCATGCCAACGATACATTCTTTTATTTGTATCATCCCAAAACCAACCTTTTGTATACATATCTACGGCTTTAGGCCAGTAAGCCTATCATTATAATCAACTCTAGCAGGATCAAATCCTTGAGATGGAGCAAAACTTTGTACATCTGGCATATCAATTTGCATTTGATTTGCTGCATCACTAGCCGTATTAACTACTTCTCCCGCAACACCTTTTATATTCTGAGCAACGTCTGATGTATTTACAAAATTTTGAGCTTCAGCAACTGCATCTCCTGTTATTCCTTGAATAATATTTCCACCTTCAGTTACTGCTCCACCTATTAACCTTATACCTTCTTGTCTTGCAGCTTTTTCAAAAGCATCAATGGTTTGAATAATAGCACCCCTGTCTGTTCTAGTCATAAATTTAACAATCCCAGGTTTACTAAAAACGTTTCTGACAATTGCCAGTCCTGCAACAACAGGCAACATTTGTATGTTTAAAGCGTTTACAGCAATACCCGCAGCAATCAAGGTACCTGCAGCTCCACCTCTTCCAATCTCACCAAAAGTTGTTGCATCAATTGTTTGTTGAAATTGTCTTAAACCTTGAGTAACTTCTTTACCAAACATAGCTTGGAGAGAGGGGTCACCATAACTATCTAAAACAGATTTTAATTGAGCTGGTTTAAATAGATCTGTAATTTTCCCATTACCACCCATATCAACAGATTTTTTTAAGAGTTTGGTCATGCTAGTGTTTTGTACACTTTTAAATACCTCTGGGCTAACTGTTTGTTTTAACAAATTAATGTTTGATGCATTTCCTGGTCTAAATATTTTAGTAACAGTTTCATCTAAACCAACATTAGGCAAGTCTGCTATTGCTCTATTAGATTCAAATTTTAATGTTTTTGCAGATGCGTCAGCTTGTTCTTGAAGGCCTCTAATAAAATTTAAACCAGGTTGTGATGTTGATAAGCCTTGGTTACTTAGCTTCATTTTAGTTATTTGTTTGTACACATCCATAGGTTTTAATCTTGGGTGTAATTTATTGATTTGATTAAGTGTTTGCAAAACAACTTCGCCCTTACCATTAAATAAAACTTCTAATTTATTTGGATATTTATTTTTAAATTTATTAAAAGATCTTGCAAAGACACTAAAATCTAATGCTTGGGTAGAATCTTGTGTTGCTTCTTGAAAAGCATCTTGAAACAATCTTCTTTGAAGGTTTTTCCTTAACTCGCCTTCTGAATTAGAAGCCTTTTCTCCTGCTTTTAATATTTCATTTTTATACCCATCATATTCTTTGGCTGCTTTAAAAATATTAGCCAAGTCTTTATCAGTACCACCCAATATAGCCCTATCAAAAATTTGATACTCATCCCAAGAATTAATTAATTTTCCACTATGAATAATTTGTTGCATTTTACTGCTGTCATACACTTTCTGCCTTTCATAAAAAGTTCTATTAGCATCTCTCAAACCTTTTAATGCATCAGTTGTTTGTATTAACTCTGCCTTAGTTGGTGATTTTCTTAAAGCGTCATCCATCATACTAATGAAATGTGGGTTGCCCTTACTGTCAACAAGCATTTTTTCCATTCCCTCTCTAGAATTAACCAAGGCTATATCTTCAAATTCATTTGCTAAAAAGTCAGGGTTTTCTTTAGCTATTCCAGATCTTTTTAACGATTCATTTAGAGCACCAGTCTCTGTTAAAATATCATCTGCCCAAGGCTTTCCAGTAGAAGGATTTAATTTAGCCATAAACTTACTAGGGTCTTGGAAGTCGGTCATAATACTGTCGTAATCTTTTGGATTAGTACCACCTCCTCCATTATCAAGTTTATTAATAATTTTTCTTACCAAAGTTGCTGTATAAGTATCAATTCCTTTTTCTTCTAAAAGAGTTCTTAATTGGGAATGGTCATTCCTAACTTGTTGCAAAGTTATTCGATCTCTGCTTTTCATCATTTTTATCATAGGCTCAATAACGCTAATTGCTGCTTGTGAGCTTTGCTTTTCTGCTTCAGTTTTAAATGTAGAGCCCAAAGGAATGTTAGTTGTTTCTTTGAAATCAGCAATCATTCTTTCTATTTCAGGAAGCCTGTGCTGCCTAATATTTGCTTGAATTAAATAATCTACTCTTGGATGTAATACTTTAAAACTTTCATCAACAGCTCTGTATCTTTCATTTGCAGCTTTGCCAATAAAATCTTGAGCTTCTTGGAGAACACCTCTAATTTGAGCAGCAACTTGTTGGCCTTGAGGAGAGTCGCCATACAAATTTACATCAACTATGTCTTCAGTCATGTTATTAAATAACTTTTCTAAATCTTTAGTTACTACGTCTTCAGCTTCTATTAATTTTGTTAATCTTGCTTTAACTTGAGTATCGAGGCTTTCTTTTGTTGCCTCGCTTAAATAACTTTGCAAAGAAGCTCTTTCTAAACCAATGTCTTGTAACATGTAATCAAGTTCTTCATAAAGATAACCACCTGTTGGCACATCTCTTTTACTTCCTAAAACTTGTTCTGCAACAGCTTGACTTCTACCAACCAAAGGTCTTGTTAAGGCTGTTTGCGATGGGACACCTTTAAATGAATGTATTTTTACTCTTCCATCTTTTACCGCTTTTCTAATTTCTTTTTCAGTAGCTTCTCTTCCAAGACTTTCATCTAATTTTCTAACATCATTTACAGATCTACCTTGTACAGTTTGATTGTAAAGTCTCATATTATCAGTACCCCTTTTGCCTAAAAGAAGTTTATAGGCTGCGCCAAAACCTTCACCTAATCCTTGTCCTGCAAAACCAAAAAGAAACTCATTACCTAAATTATTAGCTTCTTCTGTTGTGGTTTTTTTATTAAATCCTTCCATAGCATCTACAAACTCTTCAGTACCTTCCCCAAACATACTACCAAAAGCCGCAGCAAACATTCTTTCCATTCGAGGTCTTCCACCAAGTAGTTTTGTTAAGCCACTTAATCCTCTTACNCTAGGATCCATTCCAATTACAGCGCCTATAACTGGACCTAGAGCCCCAGTCAAATCTGATAGATCTCCTGTCTTCATGTTAAAAGATCTTTCGTCAATAACTGTGTGTTGAGGCATAACATCACCATTAGAAAGTTGAATGGTCTTAACCCTGTCCCCATATCCTAATGCTTCCATTCCCTCTGGAGTAATTGCTAGTTGGCCTTTAGAATTTCTAACATATTGGCCATTTAAAATATTTGC